TCTGACCGAGTTTTAATTAACTAAAAAACTGATGGTGTATTATTAAGTGGTGCGAAGGGTGTTTATATATCAACTCCAAATTGGAAAAGTGATATGGATGAGATGTTTACTCAAATTGAACAAATTAAAAATCAGCTTACAACAATTACTACCGCATTAACCGCAGTAACAACGGGACTATTAGGAACCGCGAGGACTGCAACAGCAGTTCCAGCCGTAACAACACAAATATCTAAACTTAGCGCCGGAATTGCTCAAATTACAACTAAACTACAATTGATGAAAAACTGATATTTATTACTATGGATACAAATAAACTATTTAAAGCAATTCAAATCATTGTCCAAGAGGAAGTGAAGAAGGAAGTGGCTAAGCGTGAAAAAGCCATCCGTGAATCTATTTTAAAAGAAATTAAATCAAAACCAATTCAAAAACAAATTCCAAAGGTTGAAGCTGACCCATTAGAGGTAAGTCACATTTTTGAATCTCAAACACCAAAGAAAAAATCTGGTCCAAAGTTTGAGGGTAAGTTTGCATCTCTACTTAATGAAACCGCTGATGGTGGTGATTGGAGAAGTATTAACTCTACCGGTGGTGCTTTTAATTCAAATCAAGCAATGGCTTGGGGTGTTATGAATCAAACTCCTGATGTTTTACAAACCGCAGAGGGTAGAGCCGTTCCTGTTGAACAACTACAACAAACTGAAGCCGGTCAAGCGGTGGTAAACGCATTAACACGAGATTACTCCGGATTAATGAAGGCGATTAACGCCAAGAAAGGTAAGTAATGGCTGTTCGTAAGGAATGGAAAATAAATCCAATTGATTTAAAAAAGAATGTTGCCGTTGGTGTTAAATTACCATTCGGTGGAGCAGGCGTTTTCCAATTATCTTACACAACCGAAGAACAAGCCATTTCTAATTTAAAAAATTTAGTCCTAACTCGTAAAGGTGAACGACCTTTCCAACCTCTATTTGGAACGGATGTATACTCACTTTTATTTGAGCAAATAGGTGGTTTTATTGAAGACAATTTAAAAGCGTCCATAACCGAGGATATTGGTTTCTGGTTGCCGTATATTTTATTAAGTGATGTTATTGTAGACGCTCAGCCGGATTCCAATAGAGTTAATATATCACTTAATTTTAGAGTAACTGAAAGTGGCGCAAATCAAACTATAATTATCTATGTAGACCAACAAGGTGGTCTAACTATTGCTTAAGGAATATAAATGACTGATAAGGTAAATAAAGAAGTAAGTTTAATTGGTAGAGATTTTGGAGATTTCCGTAAGAATCTTATTGACTTTGCTAAAAACTACTTTCCCGAAACTTACAATGACTTTAATGAGTCATCTCCCGGAATGATGTTTATTGAAATGGCATCATATGTGGGTGATGTTCTTTCTTACTATACTGATGTTCAGTTAAGAGAATCAATTCTTGAACAAGCACAAGAAAAGGGTAATGTGTTCCTTATTTCTCAAGCTATGGGATACAAACCAAAGTTGAATGTTCCTGCGACCACAATTTTAACAATCTACCAAATCATTCCCTCAAAAGGTAGTGGTGATAATGTTACTCCTGATTTTGATTACGCTTTGAAAGTCAAAGAAGGTATGAAAGTCAATTCGGCTACCAATAACGAAATTCAGTTTTCTACAACTCAAAAAGTAGATTTTGCATTTTCATCATCGTTTGACCCAACGGAAGTTACGGTTTATCAAACAAATCCTACTACAACTGAACCAACATATTACTTGTTAAAAAAATATGTTAAAGCCGTTAGTGGTCAAGAAGCAACACAAGAATTTGTTTTTAATTCTCCAAGGATTTACGACAAGATTCGTATTGATGAAGAAAACTTAATTGATGTTGTAAAGATTGTAGATGATAATGGTGACACTTGGTCCAAGGTTCCATATCTGGCTCAAGATACTATTTTTGAACAAGTTCCAAATACATCTGCATACTCTTTAAACTATAACTTGTATGCTGGTGAAACTCCATATCTTTTAAGATTAAAGAGAGTTCCAAAAAGATATATTACCCGAATTGAAGAGGACAACTCAATTACAATTCAGTTTGGCGCTGGTATATCATCAAATGCTGATGAAGAAATCTTACCAAATCCAGATAATGTAGGTTCTGCACTTTATCCTGCAAGTGGTGACCTTGACCAAGGTATTGACCCATCAAACTTTATGTATTCAAAAACATATGGTGTCGCTCCATCTAATACAACTTTAACCATAACATATCGCACCGGTAATGGTGTATTGGATAATGTTCCATCAAGGGACTTAACCGAAATTGATACAGTCATATTTGAAAATCAAAATCAATCAGCGTTAAACGCAAGCACATTTACAAGAGTTCAAAATTCAGTTGCAGTGACTAATGAAGCTGCTGCTGGTGGTGCTAAATTTGAAGAAGACATTGAACAAGTTCGCCAAAACGCAATGGCTTACTTTGCAGCTCAAAATAGAGCGGTGACCAAGGAAGATTATGTTTTAAGAGCATATGCTTTACCACCACAATTTGGTTCAGTAGCAAAAGCGTTTCTTGCACCTGATTGGCAAGTTCAAACTTTGCTTGATGATGGCCCAAACCCAATTGCAAATCCATTAGCATTGAACCTTTATGTTTTGGGTTATGATAATGAAAAAAAATTAAAGAATTTAAACGCAGCTACCAAGGAAAACTTAAAGAACTACTTGTCATACTATCGTATGTTGACTGATGCTGTAAATATTAAAAACGCATATGTTGTAAATATTGGTATTGATTTTGAAGTGATTGTTCTTCCAAATTATAATTCAAATGAGGTTCTTCTAAAATGTATCAACGCATTAAAAGATTACTTTAATATTGATAAAAGACAAATCAACCAACCAATTATGTTATCAGAACTCTATATTCTATTAGATAGAATTGATGGAGTTCAGACTGTTGTAAGACCTGATAGAGATGGTTTGGGTGGATTACAGGTTGTAAACAAGTGGGGTGGTGTATACTCCGAAAACAAATACGACATTGTAAACGCAACAAAACAAGGAGTTGTATATCCACCAAAAGACCCATCAATTTTTGAAATTAAATACCCTGACCTTGATATTAAAGGTAAGGTAGTTCCAATGACATATTAAGAGGTAGAAAATGATTTATAGAATTTATCCAAAAAAAGACACCACAATTTATGAGGATACTGCTCGTAAAAATCAAAATACTGGCAAGGATGAGATTCTTGAGGTTGGTAAGTTTTACGACCCCACCAACCCATCTACCTTAATTGGTAATAGTAGAATCTTAATTGAGTTTGACCTTGATACAATTTCAAATTTAATTTCAAGTAATGATATTAGTGGTAGCATTAAATATTATCTAAACTTGGAATCTACCGAAGAAGCTGAAATCGCATCAAATTACAATTTGTATGTTTATCCTGTAAAAGAACAATGGTTAGAAGGTATTGGTAAAGACTCGGATACTCCACATAATGAAGTTGATGTGTCTTGGGTATATCGTGCTAGTGGCTCAATTTGGGATGTTGAAAACGAAACTGTAAACAAACCAACAAATCCCGAAACGATTTCAAACCTATTGTCAGCATATACCTTTGTAGCATCGGTTGGTTCTTTTACATTAGATGTATCACAAAGTATTCTTGGAACGGATGGAACATCTCCATCTATTTCCGTAGAAAATGGTAGAATGAAATTATCAGGCGCTAACTTCGGTGGTGGAACCACATTATTAAGTGCTTCGTTGTTGGGTGGTCAAGAATATAATATTACATTTGAAGTTGACCCAAATACACTAACTGGTATTGATTTTAGAGTTGCATATAATAGTGTGTATTTAACAAATCTATCAAACTATACACAATCAATTTCAGCAGCATCAACTCAATCCGTTAAATTTACACCAAATCAGTCTGGTGTATATGAAGTATCTTTAACATTTTTTGATAGAAATGGTTCCAATGGTTCTGATGGATTTATAGATAATTTTTACATTTATGGTACTCCGCCGGCAGGCACTCTATTGTGGGATACATACGCTATACCAAGTACAACTACTGTTTATTTTTTAAATAATACTATAACAGGTTCTGCTGGTGAATTACCAAGTATATTTGTAAGTGCATCAAAACTTTTCTTAACATCATCTAATTTTGGTGGTGCTGCTGTAAATAGAAATTATGATTTATATTCGGGCGTTACATACACCTCAAGTTTTTATTTTAATACGGGCTCTGGTCTTCATAATTTAAAATATCAAGTTATTGAACCCGATGGTAGAGAAGAAACATTCCAACCATTAACTCAATCAGGTCCATATACACAAAGTTTTGTTGCAGACCAAAATGGTGAGTATTCATTTAGGTGGTCTTACTACGCAAGTGGTTCGGGTCAAGGAAACGCTTTCATCCAAAACTTTAAATTAGAAACCAACGCTGCGTTATATCCAACATCATCATTAGTTTTGGATAATGAGTATGAAGCCAGAGGAGCTGTAAACTCTGGTGGTGGAACTTGGTATACGTCATCATTCCTAACAGGTAATCACTACTACCAATCATTTGACAAGTATATTCAAAACTTAAATGTTGAGGTGACTGATTACATCAATGATTTTTTACAAGGTCATCGTGATAATTATGGTTTTATTGTTTTAAAATCAAAAGAGGATGAATCATCTACTCGTAAGTTTGGAACGGCTAAATTCTTTTCATCAGATACCCACACTATCTATGTTCCGACTCTTGAAGTTCGTTGGAACAATACTACATTTACAACGGGCTCTTTATCACCACAAACTAATTCTGATTTGATTGTTTATGTAAAAGATTTCCAATCAGAATATAAAGAAAATTCTAAAAGTAAAATTAGAGTATATGGTCGTGAAAGATTTCCAGCAAGAACCTTTGCTAACGCATCACCAATTAAAAGTGTTAAGTATCTTCCAACTACCGCATATTACTCGGTAGTTGACGCTGAAACAAATAAGACATTTATTCCGTTTGATGATACATATACAAAGTTAAGTTGTGATTCTACATCAAATTACTTTAACTTTTGGTTTAATGGGTTACAACCTGAAAGATACTACAAGTTTGTATTTAAGGTTGTAGATTCTACAAACGGAACTACAAAATTCTATGATGATAATTTCTTTTTCAAAGTGGTAAGATAATATGGCGGAAAGACAAATAAAAAGAAATAGTAGAGGTCAGATTGTATCATATGAAATTGCTGCAATTAACGACCCAACTGTTGCTACGCCAGAATATGGTAAGTTTTTATTACAAGGTCCAAACGAAGAAGGAACTGTTATTGAAAAATATAGTGCTGGTTCATTTAACGATGAAATCAATACTGATATTACTTTGGAATTGGTTACACCCGATACGATTATAGATACTCAAATTGTATTGAATGAAATTATAACTACACGAGATGAAAGAGCTACCGGCGATGGTGCTAGTGGTGCTGGTTCAATAAATACAACACCATTTGGGGTTGTTGGTAACTTTATTGGTGAGGTTAGAACATTTACAAGACCTGATGGGGCTGATGTGGATTATGAGTGGACTGGAACATTC